AGTATATGTGCGAGCCGCCTGCTGTTGTAATGGGTCAGCTTGTTGTGCTCGGGTATTGGCTTGCGACCATTCTCGTTCCAGACCTCTATCATTGTCTGAGCATCCAGGTCCCATTCCATCTCGCCGTACATCTTGCGCGCCTCCCTAGCATCTTGTACCAGCATATCCCTTATTCTCTCTTGATGTACCGAGTCCGTTGCCTTTCCAAAAACTGTTCCCTTTGTCTCTTCTCCATGGAATACGAATATAGTTCTAGATGTAAAGCCCTGATCCCATGCGCAATCTGGTAGAGTCGTATTAATGAATGCTGGAGTCGTGCCAGCAATGATCGCGAGGGATGGCGCATCAATACGAGTGTGCTCTTTCTTTCCGGTCCTACGTCGTTCTTCATACAGCTCTCCATCATACAGTTTGTTGAGAGTGTTAATGAACTGCGTCTCGTAGGCTGTCATAAAGATACCAAGCTCAGACGAAAGCACGAACAGGGAGTTAAACTTTATATCCAGCTTGACTGGATAGATCTCTGTGAACGAAACGTCGCTGGCAGCGAGGGTGTCGATGAGGCTCGCCGTTGTTACCGAGGACGGCGCAACGTGGAGCTTCTCGATCTTTCGCAGTAGGGTTTCAGCCTTGGTTAACACTACCGACTTGCCAACTCCGGGAGGACCAGTCAGAACGATGTAACAGTTCGGGTACAGGTTGGAGCCCTTCGTAAAGGACCACACCCTGCGCTCGACCACCCCAGATAAGACTCCAATAGCAGTCCACCGTCGAAAGATTTCTGGCGACGAACCAGCGCCAGTGTACTCAAGAAAGGAGTCTATCCAGTTGTGACAAAGCCTTGGGATAGCATTGGCGTTCCCGTTTATCACTGCTCTTGTACTTCCTTAAGCCGTCGGGATTATCGTCTGACTCAACCGCCCAATTCCATCCCACCTTTATTTCTGATGGTATCAAGAACATTCGATCATACTGCAGTTGTATCGGGACCTTGATTGCCTCTTGCACTTTAGGCAGCACGATATCTTCTTTATCTTCTGGATACTGAATGAGAATGGCATCGTGGATTTGCAGTAGCAGCTGGCATATTCCCTCTCTCCACACTTGGAGCATTCCAGTGTTAAGTATATCACCGACTGAGCTTTGGGGGTCATAAGCTATAGCCTCTCGTAGAGTAGCATCATCATCGCGCCTGCCAAAAAAGTAACGACGCCTGCCAAAAAGGCTATCCAGCCTCCCATACTGCTGGAGCTGGGAGGCGACGTAAGCGTGCCACCGTTGATGTGGAAAGGCCGCAAAGTATTTGCCCTGGAACTTGGTGATCTCTCTGGTGTCGAGGTGAGTGTGCTTGGACATGGTGTGAGGCTTACCGTCATAGTTGGTTCCATGCCCGAGGACTTTTGCCATATGTCTATATGAATGCTGTCGGTAGAATGGCTGTTCAGCCAACGCTCTATCTTCTTTAATGTTTCCGAGCCAAGGTAAATCCGTCCACGCCAATCTGCACACAGTTGTATGTAGGTCACCTGACTCGCAGGCGTCGAGGTACTTTCCGTCATGAAACAGGTTCCATTCAATCGCACCGACCAGTCTGCTTTCGGCTTGTTCCAAGTCTACGTATGCGAACTTGTATCCTGGGTCTGCGACAAATACTCGTCTAAGACGTTCTTCAATGTTCTGGAGATTCGTTCCAGTTCCGAAATCACTAAGAGAACTACTGAACCGGCCAGTCGTAGTTCCAGCGATATTGTAAGAGGTTCGCATTCTGCCATCCGGGTCAATGCCGGTTCGCAGGACTCCAATTTTCTTATGCAGGTCTCTAAGTCCGAGGATATGGCTGACAATAGGCTGGGCGTAGAAATGATTTGTGAGCTGCTCAAGGGCATCACGGTTGACTGTGGGCTCATAAAAGCCCTTGGCATTCCTCTTTTTGATAGTAGGGAGCCTGAGCACCTCATACATAAGTCTCTTGAGCTGTAATGGTGAGCGGTAGTTCCAGGAATACTCAACCCCAAGTCCATCATGCACGATGGACATAAGATTATCGTGTAGTATTCTGACATCTTTTTCCCACTCCATTATCATTCGATCGCGCTGCTCTTGATCGACAAGTATCCCGCGCAGCTTCATCTCGAGGACCGGGGCCTGTAGGGCCTTCTCGAACTCATACGTCGCGCGGGTCTGGTTGTTGAGCTGCGGCTTGATAACGTCGCGAACCTCTGACGTGACGCAGCAATCGAGCCCGTTATAGATCCATAACTTCTCAGTCTCTGACACGGGCATCGTCAGAGCTGTAAGCTGGTCAGTCCTGATCGCTTTCATGTTTCGATAACTCGCTCTCCTTGGTATCGGATGACTTGTTCTGTTCGATCGGTCTTAAGGTATCGTAAGTGGATTGGCTTTCCCATTCTAGCGGCCCGAGCGATCCCCCAGACCATACCACCTGTGATCCCGAGGTCCATGTACACGGCGACCAGATCTGCAACCTCGAGCCATCCCACCGCAGCGTCAATACCTCGCTGCCGCTCTTCGGGGATCTGATCATTAAGGACCCCCTTTTGAGTGTAGAGGAGATGACTGGCGAACGGGGACTCTCCTCGATCAAGACAATCTCTAATACATTCTCTGGAGTACCGAACATTGGCGAAGCCTCCTGCGAAAGGTGACTCTATGATGACTCTCATTCGTCACGCTTGATAGTTGTCTTGCCACGAGGGCGCATAAGTTTCCATGAAGCCTCGTTAGTGTGGACCGAGCCCAAGAACGCAAGACCTTTCTCGGACTCGGGTTGAAGGGAGTGATGCAGCAGCATCGTGTCATCTTCAAAGTTGTTAACAGTTATCCCGTATGATCGCCACAGGAAATGGATATCGTAAAGTCCATTCTGCGCAGTCTTGGGTGCAGGATGCTGGAGCACTCGACGGACAAATCCCCACGCAGCAAGCTCGCTTTCGAGATCTGGCCAATAACGTCCATCAGGCTTTCGTGGATCAGTGAATGGAACGACGATAGCAACTCGCTCGTCGGGGGCGAATCCGATGCAGGTGATTTGGTTTCCAGCAGTCTCAATGTCAAATGTGATTTGAGTTGCGTGTTCAAGATGCTCGTCATAGAGGGCCTCCAGTTCAGGAAGTGTCGGCTCTATGTAGACAGTTCTCTGAGGCCGGCGGATATCAGGGAACTCGGACTCTCGGGCAGCTTTTTGAAAGTCCAGTATAGTCACTGGACGGAGGGACCACTGTCTTAGGATCGCTGCGGGATGATAGGTGGGGAGACACTTGATGGAAGGGATAACTGTTGAGGGCGTTATGGTTCCTCTGATCTTAGAAATACCTGAATTATGAAGAAAGGCCCAACTGGCGGTGTTGCCGAGAAGTATAAGGACGTTTGGCCTAAGGTCGTTAATCTCCCTAATAACTCGATACACTTCTCCAAAAAATTCGGGTCGAAGATATTTTCCCGATTTGAGAGCAGGAAATCCTCCAGCTCTTTCTTCTCCACAAAGATTCTCAATGTCGTTTGATCTGGGTCGAAGATTAAAGACGTTGGTGAGGAAGCAGTCGGCACGGTGTATCCCTCCTTCACTGAGCATACGGGTTAACTCATAGCCGGAGGGGCCTACGAATGGCATACGTTGTTCCTCTTCGTTCTGCCCCCAGGCCTCTCCGACTATGGCTATCTTGGTCATTAGAATGTCGCGGCCTTCACCGCCCACATTGCAGCATCTTCCATGTGCGTCTGTGCAAGTGACCACAGGCGCTGGTGCTCGCCATCAACGGAGCCCTTGTTCCGCATGAGTTCGCACTGGTCAATGAAGTCAGCCGCCATCTGTTTCAGCAGGTCCACTTCGTTGTTCCCGCTCGGGTTGAACTTAATCCTTACTCGGTCCGTCCCCAATGTCATCTCTACTCTCCATAGTGGTTTTCAAGTTCTCGACCTCGTTATGCCAGAGGGCGTCACCCTCAACGGAGAGCAGGTCGCCGTTCACTCCGTATCTTCTCCACTCAAACTCCATCGCAGCGCTTTGAACTTTAACCCAGCCTCGCGCCTTCAGCCGCGCCTCAAAGTTTGGTCCGAATGCTGTCATCCTAAGCTCCTTTCAGGTATGTACTTCGAGTCGAGATAACTCTGTGGAGAAGATCTCCTTTAGATCCTCGTGACTGAGATGCTCAACGATAGCATCATGGTGTCCACTGTAGTAGATTACCTTGAACACATTGCCTCCAATGCGCACGATCTCAAGTTTCCTATATCCTTTTTCTGGCTCGGTTAGTCTAGGAGAAAAGTTCTTCTTCGGCATCTGGTTCCCTTTCAACGCGCGATTTGTCTAGCGCCGCCCGCGCACTTGCGGCGAACTCTGGATTAGACTCGAGTCCGATAACGTAAGACGCACCGTATCTTTCAGCAGCACGCAACGCACTTCCACTTCCGCATGTAGGGTCGAGGAGTCGGGTACTCGAGTCCACGAACATCTCGAAGAAGTGTGCCAACATGGGTTCAGGCTTAATGGACATATGTATGTCTCGTTCGCTCGGATACGAGACTGCATTCGACTTTGCTCTAACGATTTTACGGTCGCCGCGACTCCCAAATAACGCCGTCTCATAAATTCGTCGAGGTCCTCGTTGTGGGTCGGGGAGGATTCCGATGTTGTCAGACTTAACCCAGACAAGAGGAAAAGGATCAATATCCCACTCACTCCCGCTGAAAGCGCTAAGAATATCTTGATAGTAGTGCATACTGAACCAGAACATGATGTGGCAGGATTCAGTAGAAATACGATCAGTGCAGCTGAGTAGGCAATGAAGGAGAGAGAAAAATACGTCCTCGGTGTCATGGTAGCCTCCATGGAGTGGTGCGGCCCCCTGATTAAACTTGTCTGCCCCTATGCCGAATGGGAAGTCACAGTGGATGAGATTGAACTTGGGTCCGGTGTAGTCCGGTGCCCATTCTAGGAAGGATGTGTTGATAATGGACTCTTCTCGCTTAGGTGGTGGCGCAGCTAGACTTGCCATGAGATTGTCTGTTGCTCTTGCGTGTGCTCGTTCCACCACACCGAGTGCAACAGAATACTTTGGTGCTGCTGCCACGCGAGGGTTATGTAGGTTATCTGCAACGAATATTCGCTTGGATATGTGGCCCGCGTCGAGCCCGATAGCACTGGCGGTGTCGTCGAGTGACCACTCTGGGTTCTCTGATTTCCTGAGCGCATGATACTCTCTTATTGCTCGACACTCGTCTTGCCATTCGAGCTGCTGTCGTTTGATGTTCTCTTCCAATTCGATAGCTCGTAGTGTGCTAGGCTCAAGCTCATCAATGTACTGACAAGCAACACTGGTATAGCCCACAACTTTACAAGCAGCCAAGCGTCGCTCTCCAGCAACCAATACGTTATCGCGAGTAATAGTAATGGGATTAATAAGACCAAGACGCCGGATACTATCTGCAAGATTTTGGATATCAGTAAGCTCACGTCGTTGTCTCCCTTCCCGATGGACGGTGATGGAGCTGATTGGAATTGAATGGAAGTGTCCGCTCGTCATAGCGCCGTCTCTCCTCACTTTAGTTTGCCACTTTTCCTTGCTAACTTAATTATCCTCATTGCCTCAACGACGCTATCATCGCTGGAAAATTCCAGAAGCTCGCTGATAGTTGGCTCGCGAAGATTGAGGTTCTTGTCGAACACCATGACGTGACTACAATCAATACAGATTGTTGCATCACCGGGCTCTGGATGGTGCTCGTCGGGGCTAAGTATATCAACAACGCCAGCCGCCATGTTCAAATTCTTGCCGCAGTTTAGGCATTTGCCCTTCGGCATCGGCACATCCTTGGCTAATTTTTTCATCAGTTATTCCACCATATTATTGAGAAAATCAAAGGTATGGTTCTTTCACTGGATGGTCCCCCCACCGGCTGGGAGTCAAGCAGCCGGCGGGGGGCTCCAAGGCACAGCGGGGTTGGTATCAACCGTGCCTCAGACTCTGGCGTAGCTCTTCACCTCGTTGTAGATGGCCTTACCGTCATCGCTGGCACGGTGGCCGAGGTTAACAAGAACCTGTTTACCCTGGATCTCGCTGGCTACCTGGCGCAACGATTTGCCGGTGCCCTCGATACCAAGAGAGTCGATGCAGAAGTCTTTCAGTCGATAGGAAGCTGCATCAGTGACGAAGAAGTTGGCGTTGATCTTCTTGTCGTTGAGAGCCTGTCCATTAAGGATCTCAGCGAGCTTTTCCTGATCCACATCGGCCTGCGCCTGAAGCGGCTTGAAGGCGACACGAAATGCTGGAGTGTCGTTCTTACCGACTTTGACGTACTCGCCGGGACCGTCCACGATACAGAGGTATGTTCCAACTGGGAGTGCTTCTGGTGGTTTGATTGCGTCTACTGGTTTGTCGAGGATACTTTCAAAGGAGGCCATGTTGTGTTTCCTTATGATCTGATTGTGCGAAAGAAGTCGGCCAGTCCAGTCTCGATGGGCAGAGTCGGAGCCATCTTGAAAGAGGCTGGGTTCTTGAGGTCCACTAGTGCCGTCGGCACAGTTTGAATTGTGCGTTTGCCACCAGCGGCAGTCTGAGTCAAGGCCATATTCTCGAAGTACGCTGGTATGGTCGGCCCAAGTGCCTTACCAACGCTTGACGGATAGCCCTTCATTGTACCGTCGGGCCTGTCAACCCATGTGACGTGAGATATCACGATTACGTTAGTCTTAAAATGGGGCGCGGTCAGCTGTGCAAGGACATGCTCCACAGCGTCTTGTGCCGTACCGTACCACTGTCGCGGGTCCTTCGCACTGGGGTTCATTCCTTTCGCCCAGTTAAATGCTGCATCTGCCAGGAACGTGAGCGAGTCAACCACGAGAACCGTATCCGCTCCCCACTCTGCAGGGTTACTTCCATCTGACCATTTGTCGAGGAGCGCAAGAGCTTTCGTAAAAGCTTGAGGAATTCCGTCCAGGACAAAACCCGCTGCTGTTGCCCTGTATTTATCACGAAAAGCCTCAAAGTCCACGTTTCCGATTCTGTTGGGGCAGTCTCTGAGGATGATTTGAGGAAGTATGCCACTTTCCACCTTGTTATCCATGTCCAGAATGCGAAGGCGCATACCGGCCTTCACAAGGGACGCACAGGCTCCTGTCTTGCCTGTGCCAGAATCACCAATTAGCAGGAGCTTGACTAAGTTGGTCTGTTTTGGTGGTGTCAATACAGGCATTTGGAATCTCCCTCCTACAGACCTCACAAAACCACTGGTGATCGTATGTCAGGGTTTTGTTGCATCTGTAGTATGTGTGAATGATAGCTGCTTTTGGGTGATCGGGGCAGTGGGCTATCGTGGTATGAGTGGGTTCCATTCTCGCCTCTCGAAGTCTGTCTCGAGGAAGTTCTTACGAACATTAGGGTCTTTTGAACAGACACGGCGGAAGGGGCAGCCTCCGTATTGGTGACACGACTTGTCGTTCATGGGCCAGAAGTCCTCCTTGGCGAAGAACTCGGCGAGGTTGAGCCAGTGCTTGGTGTTTTCGAGCCACTCGTCAATCTGAGCGTCAGTGCGATATGCAAAGCCTCGTTGTAAACGAGTAAAGCCAACTGCAATCTGTGCTGCGTCAATAATGATACCCTGAACAGGTGTTTTATAAATGAC